CGCTCCATTTCAAGGCGCATACGATCCATCTCGATACGCATCTGCTCCAGTTCAGCGTTAAACTGAACTTTCTGGGCAGAAGCCTGAGACACAATCTCCTGAGCAGCAACCTTACGCTCTTCAAGTTCGACTTGCTTGAGCATCATCGGGTCAGGCTGCGGAGGCTGCGGAATAGACAGGAACTCAGACACGTTCTTGATGCCAGCCTTCTCCATGATGGTCTTCAGCATGGCAAACTTGTTCTGAGGCTGATACATCGGAGCAGTCGTAGGATCAGCAGACAGCATCTGATGGATCATCATGAACTTCTGAGCCTCACGCTCTTGCTCACCATAACCCAGTTTCAGTTCAACAGAGCAGTCCTTACGCTCTTCCCACTCTTCGGGAGAGATACGCTGGAAGGCACCGGCAACCTGAATGATCTTCTCTTTCTTCTCGTTTGCCAGGACAAGTTCATACACCCGAAGGTACAGTTCCTTGACGAAGCAAGCAAAGTTACGAGCAATGATCTTCTCACGCTGCTGGCTCAGGCTCACTAGGTCATTGACCATGGCCTGAGAGTTCTGCTTAGACACTGCGTCCTTGTTCAGGCCCTGAGACAGACGGCTAACACCAGTAACCTCTTCCTTATCCTCATCCAGCAATTGCAGGGTCTGGAACACGAAGGGGTTAAGGCTGGCCTGCTGCATCGGAAGGATGCCATCAGGACGGGTCACGTTCACAACACCACCAAAGCGGTTCTCAATGAGTTCCTTGGGGTTCGTAACAGCACCCTTGACCACCATGTAGCGGGGGTTATTCGTGATGACCGTATGGTCCAGAATACCGCGCATCAGGACAGTACGTGCGTTCTGAGTCGGGATGACCTTGTGGGCGTAGTTCGTGCCATAGAAGGCATGGGGAACCGGCAGGGGAGTGAAGGCGATGAAAGGCTTGCAGTCGGCCTCTTCCACATCAAGGATAACGCCGCCACTTTTGATGATCTTGTAGAGTTTGCTTTCGCCAGTACCTTCCATGTCCAGATACAGATAGCACTCGTACACCATCACGTATTTGGACTGCTCTTGAACCTCAGCATCCAGATTGAGACGGTCTGCGCCGACTCCATCGTGACGGGCCAAGAACTCAGGGTCCATGGTCAGTTCTGCATCGTCCTCAGCAGCAATCTCCTCAACCTTCTTACGGTCAAAACCCATCTCAATAAGCTGAGAGAAGGTCTTGCGAGTACGATGGGCAACGAAGGGAGCGTCTTTGATGGAACGAGCCTGGGGAGTAATCAGGAACTCCTCAGGAGGAATCACATCAAGCTGAACCTTGGACTCATCCCGCTTGCGGGTAAGTTCACCCTCAAAGAGACCAGTATCGTCATCCAGCTCAACCTTGATTTCCTCGATGTCAGGGGACGCAGCAAGCATCTCCACTTCGTCAAGGGTCAGGTTGGAGAACTCCTCAACCTCTTCCTCTTCGCACTCGTCCCAGTACACCTTCACCACACCCACACGGGCCATAAGACCGTCTTGGATGGTGTCAGAGAAGATTTGGAAGGAGTCGTTCTGTCGGTGGATTACGTAGTCGCAATACTCAGTAGCGACACGGGCCGACTCAACATCGTTCTCATCAATTGGATCAAACGAGACAATCTTGTTGCCAGCAGCAAAGGTCTCCAGCAGGACAGCCTTTAGGCTCTCAACTGCGTCGAACACATCCATGCTGACATACTTGGAGTTGCCTGCATGAGAAGGTTTCGGGAGCTTGCCGTTGTAGTAGTCTAGGACATCTTCACGCTCACGGCTCAGTTTAGAGTCGTAGAAGCCGACCGAGGAGTGGATGGCCCGATCTACAAGAGCCGCGAGTTCGCTTTTCTTTACCGGCCTAAATCTAGATTCAGCCATACTTTAAATAGCCTCAATGTAAAAATCATCAGTCACTTCAACCGGAGTGAAGCGTCCTTCGTGAATAAAATTAGCAATCGCTAGCGACATCACGCAGTCGTCATGACAGCCCTTTTCGGCTTCCATTTTCCCTTCCTCAGTAACCACGTAGGTTAAGAGTTCTCGGATGGTTGTCTTGTCATTCAATGTGATGTCATCTTCCCGTAAAGCAGCCCTGAGTTTGTCAATGATGAGGGGTTTGGTCTTCACAGTAGTGCGAAAGCCAAACGTCACCGTCTCATTCTCAGTCTGCTTATCTACGGCAGTTTCAAAATACAGGTTGGGATAGGCAAAGTCCTTGCCCAGCCTTGTCACGGTCAAAATACCGTGATTGTTGTTTTCGACACCCATCCTTGCTGTGTTGAAG